TCCTACTCCGCACCTGTCGGCTACCCAAGCAACTGTTGGATCACAAGTTGTCTTCCAAGCACATAGTGCTTACGACTTTGAGGTTACCAATGCTACATTGGCTGGTCTGACTCAAGGTTCGAAGTATACAATCAAGGAAGTGTTCACATCGATTGGCGATCCTATGATTGCCGTTCAAGGTGTCATTGGTTCGTGGGACATGCAAATGTTCACATTGTTCGTTGCACTGTTCGGTTACACATCGGCTGCTATTACTGCTGCGGGTACAGGCGGTACAGCTGACGGCACGTACGCTCTGCCAATTCCTGCTGCTCCAGCAGGTGGCACGAACGCTGCAGGTACGTTCACAGTTACTGGTGGTGTCATTACTGCTGTTGCAATCACGACACAAGGTTCTGGCTATGCCAACACGAACTACGTGATCAACAATGCAGCTCTTGTTGCAGCAGGTGCAACAGGTCTGACAGATGGTTCGATCACGTTGACTGCTGGTCAAGTCAACTAAGCCACACAGTTGCAAACAAAAAAGCCCACCTAGGTGGGCTTTTTCTTTAGCCTTCGTAATCGGCTACGTACTCGTGCGAAAGAGAGATTTCACCATACGCACACGTAAGACCGTCAACGAAGCCTTCAGCTTTGTCTCGACCCTTATCGTGATAGTGGTCGCCGTAGCGGACCATTTCATCACCATCAACTGTGATTGATACTTCACGATAGTCACCGCTACAGAGGAAATCCTCAATATCGCAGTTCTGTGTGAACTCTTCGATGCTAATACCTTCGTCTTCAGCAAACATCGCGATCAGTTCTTCGACCGTCATATTGCGATCGCGTGCTTCTGTCTCGATGCTGTCGAAGTGTGTACGAACGACGACTTCGGGGACGTGCTTTGCTTCTTCCTTGTCGCCATCATGCTCATCAACCGGAATGCCACGAGCCTTCTTGATATAGTCTGGCAACTCTTCGCCGACTTCCAAGAACATAACGGTGTTCCACGGTCCAGCAACTTCTTCGAAATAAACGTCCGAGGAGAAACCTCCAATATCAACATGATCCACTGTGTATTCGCGTTCGGTATCGAACACAGTAGCAGCCTTTTCACGTTCCCAGTCGTAACCATTGAAGTTCAGGAATCGAACTTTGGTCCCCTTTGGTGCATAAATGTTCACTCTTGTCTTCCAAGTTGTAGAGAATAAGTACATCTTCAGATAAATATTCCGATCTATCAATGGTGTCTAATAACACGGATATAACAATGCCCAATGTACTGTCGTTCAAAGAGTATGTCGATTCAAAGAACCGATTAATGTCGGCTCTTGAGGAAGATCCATACCAAATCCTCGAATACACAGCTACTAAATACGTCAAGCTCAAGGTAGCTGGTGGCGAAGAGGTTGCTATTCGTCCAAACTACCGTTTCATTGTTGAATGGGTCCATAAGGGCGACAAGCCTGTAGCCGTCAACATTGTTCTAACAGCGCAAGACGTGAAGCGCTCGATCCAGCTTGATGAAAAAGAACACAACGCGTTCGACCGCTGGATTAGAACCAATACAAAACAGGTTTAAAGATGAAAGTAAGTGAGATCCTACTCGTAGAAGAACTGATGCCAGACGCATCGTCAGAATCGACTGAATCGTCCGAGCAAGCTGAAGGCAATGTTCGTACAAAGCGTGGCTTTATGGTGTGGTACGAACAAGGTGACGGTCTTCGCAAATATGTGATCGCCAAACTAAACCAAGCTGGCGATGTGGTTGATATTCAATCTACTGTTACATCACGTAACGGCATCAAGCAACTCTATAGCCGTAAACAAGCCAAGGCTATCGCAGAGATCATTTCCCAAGAACACCCAGGCGTCGAACCGCGCATCATCAAGGCGTCTATGGAAAAGTACGAAGACGGAACCGTTAGCGTAAACGTTGGTTAATGTTGGGGCGGGTACCCGCCCCAATAAATACTCCTCACTCAGAGGAGTTCCTATGTCAGTATTCGACACATACGCAGACAACCCATTCGTCATCAAAGATGAAGGCCAAGAGATTACAGTACGTGTGCAGCGTACAAGCCCAACAACCTTACAAGTCTCTTGGAATCTACCAACCAAAATTCAATGTGGATCGAGTGCCGGTTATAACGGCGCAATCATTACGCTCGACCAAACCCCAACAAACCTTTCAAAACTACCAGTAGACGGCACGGTTTACAATGCTGACGCTACAGCAGACGCAAACCTGAATGCTGGTGACCGTATTGGTACAGCTCTTGTTATTGGTGCGTTCTATGATGACACGACGACTACGTCGTTCAACGTAACGGATGCTCCTGAACATATTCCATACTATGTGTCGCTGCACGCTGTTGACGCACAGTATCGTTACCACACGGACGGCGTGCACTCGTACTCGCTTCCGTTCAACAATGGTAAGACAGATCAACCCACTGCCGGTTTCCAATACATTAAACTTGGATCGAGTGGCGTCACTGCAAACCAACCAACGTACCTAAGTCCGGCCGCAACATACACAATGCATGTTGAAAGTGATCAAAATCACAGTCAGCAACATTGTTATGGTCAGACGCCTAATGGTGGATACAATTTCACTGTCTCTGGCATTAACTCGCCAACGTATGGTGTGCTTGTTGATACTCTGAATGCACAAGTTATTGCTAGCCTTAATCCTGTCGTCAGCTCTTCTGTACCAGGAACAGGTTACTATTGGTATGATTCCACCAGCCGTGTTGTTAAGGCTTGGAATGGTACTAAAGATGTAGTCCAGGACGCAATCATCCTCGGTCAAGATCCACTCAATCCATCTTCAAATGGTTTGTATTGGTATGACACGACTACGACTCAACTGTTCCAATACACAACTGGTGTTGGCTATCAATCGGTTGACTATATCAAGCTTGGACACGATCCTCGCCAACCAATTTGTGACGACTACTGGCTGAAGACTGATACGAACCAACTTTATCGTTGGAATGGCACGATTTGGCAAGTGACAACAATGTATCAACAAGTGACAGATCCTTCACTTGCGAATCCTGTTACGTGCGCATCGTATTGGTTTGATGGTACGAATCTGTACAACCGTGATGATGTTGGATGTGTTTGGAATCTAGTTAAGTTCTATGCTTACCCAACAGACTTCACGCAACTAGTTGATGGTATGCTTTGGATCAATACAGCTCAGAATGCTGTCTATGAAGCTCTGAGTGGTGTGTGGCAACTGAAGTCGGCTTTCACGACTAAGCCAACAAATCCAGCACCGTCGGCATTGTACTTGGACACTGTGAATGATATCGTGGAGTACTACTCCACTTCTGGCTGGACACAACTGCAAGCATTCGTTGCTCCATTCGATCCTAAGAATCCTCCTGATGGAACGATTTGGAAGGCTTCTAGCGGGTTTATGATGTGGGATACACTGTCGAGCTCGTGGGTGTCTATGGACGTGGATACAAGCGCTACAGACCCGTCTCTGCCGCCTGTTCTAGCCCAAGGCGTTGTGTGGTACGACGACGTTGCTGGTACGTTTAGCAAACTCGTTGGAACGTCGTGGGTTGACGTTACTGGTTCGACTATTCAGACGGCTACAAAGCCTCAGAACCTTCTTGCGTTCCTTTGGTTCAATCCAACGACCCAAACGTTCTCGAAACTGGCAAACGGTATGTTGAACCAATTCGTTCCTGTGTGGACAGATTGCACTCCATTTGTGATCGATGTTGGTCGTCTTTGGTATAACCCAAGCACCCAGACTCTAAGCATCTTCAATGGTACAACATGGAGTCAAGTTGCTGTTTACCAAGTTCCTTATGCACAGACTGTTGGCGCTTATTACTACAACGCCACTACAAACACTCTGATGAACTGGAATGGTAAGGAGTGGGTTGTGGTTCCTCAACCTCTCGTGTTTGAGCTGACGCCTGAAGGTAACATCAAGATCACAAGCAGTACACTCGGTAGCCATTCGTGGGTTCGTGTGAGCCACAAAGGCACGCTGTTGAATGCCACGGTTCTAAATCTGCCAATTCACGTCGAACATCCAACGAAGGGTACAGATCCGGTTGCGGACGTTCCTTCGTACATGCAACTTGGTGTTGGCACAGACGGTAGTCAAGACGAACGCCGCGATCTGGTTGATCAGCTGAAGAAGCTGCTTGGCTATCCGATTGTTGAGGTAGAACTGACGAAGGAACAAATGGATGTGGCAATCGATAACGCATTGAAGGAACTGCGCTACAAGAGTGGTGCTGGTTACAAGCGTTGCATGTTCTTCCTTGAAATTGAACCGCACCAACAACAATACATCTTGTCTGACTCTACTGTTGGCTTCAACAAGGTTGTTGATGTGTTGTACCTGCACCGTATGACATCTGCCTATCTTGGCACTGGTGTGGGTGCTGGTGTGTATGGACAGATTGCTATTCAGCAACTCTACACATACGGTAAGTTTGATCTTGTTAGCTACCATTTGGTTGCAGGCTATATCGAACTGATGAAGCAACTGTTCGCGACTGAAATTCAGTTCCAATGGGACGAATACAATCGCAAGCTGAGCATCTATAAGGACTTCTACATCCGTGAGAAGGTTCTTGTTGACGCTGTGATTGAAAAGACGGAACAGGAAATCCTGACTGATCGTTGGACTGCAAAGTGGGTTCAAAAGTATGCGTTGGCACAATGCCGCCTCATGCTCGCTGAAATCCGTGGCAAGTACACGACGGTTGTTGCTGCTGGTGGTCAAGTAACTTTGAATGCAACCGATCTGCGTCAGCGTGCTGACAAAGAGATGGAAGAGTGCATGCAAGAGATCGACGACTACATCGTTAGCAACAAGGAAGATTGGGGCTCGGCTTCTGACCTGATTATTGGTTAATTACTATGGCTATTTGCAATTGCACAGATCCAACCATTCCGAGTGACGATTGCTTTATTCACTCAGGGTGCTACACGACACCGTTCCAGTTCACCCTGAGTCGCGATAAATGCATCTTCAGCAACTATGCCGAAGAGATGGCAACTATTGGTGGTGCTGATCTAAACGTATACAAGTTACTCGGTATCCACGAGCAGACTAACATGACTGACCTGACGGGATTTGGAACTCCGCTATCAAGCGGAGATCAGCCGTCATTTGAAGCAATCCACGCCTTTGACAATCAATGTAAGGAGTGGCGTTCGTTAGCACGTGGACCGCAAGTGGTGGCTAGTGCTTATCTTGGTTATGACTTTGGTGAGGTGAAACTCGCTAATGGTCGCAATCAGTACAGTACTGAATCTTTCGTTCAGAAGCACATTACCACAATTGGCATCCAACAGTCAGAGAATGCGAATGAACGTGTTACTAAGGCACGAGTAGAGCGTTCACCTGATGGCATCAATTGGTTTGGTACTGCGATCGTCAATATTCCTGATGATGCTGAACTGAACTTCATTGGCTTCAAACAGTCAGCTGCTGTCCGTTGGTGGCGTCTTCGTCCATTGGCGTTCAATGGTGGTCCGACTGACTTCTGGGTAGTTAAGAAGATGGAGTTGATGGACTACAGCATGACGCGTCTTGATAACATCCAAGACGAATGGGGCTTTTTGGAAAACCGTGATCGTGAGTACTCAACGTGTCCTGTTGCTCTGAAAGGCGTATACGACCTTTCGGATACAAACACAGACTTAACACGTCTCGGTCTCGAATTACCAGAAACAACAAACTTCAAGATCCACTTTAACTCGATGGTAGCAAAGCTCGGTCGTCCAATGGTTATCGGTGACATCATCGAGATTCCAAGCCAGACCGAGTACTCGGCAAACATGCGTGGCATCAAGAAGTTTGTCGAAGTGACGGACATTGCTTGGGCTTCAGACGGCTTTACACCAGGTTGGGTTCAGTTGATTCTGCGTGTTACAGCGGCTCCACTTATGGCTAAGCAAGAGAACATGGATATCGTTGGAGACTTTGTGAAAGAGAAGCTCAACTCTGCTGAAGCTCCAGGTTGGATGGATATTGATCAGTCTAGTTATTCGGCGCTGCCGTTCATTGCTAACGACCGGATCAATTCTGCTGCTGTTACGATGGTTCAAGAACGTGGTGAAGATCAACAACACCTTGGCACGATTGACGATGTGTTCCTAGAAGCTGCTGCCGATCTTGGAACCGATCTTGGCAAGATCACTCAACCGCACACAAACGATTGTTACACTCGTGATGCGTTGCCACCTGGCGGAGCATCGTATACTGAAGGTACAGAGTTGCCACCAATCGAGAAGGCTAAAGATGGTCAGTATGCTCGTGTTGTGTATCCAGGCAAGGAAGAGATTCCAGCTCGTTTGTACAAGTTCAGTGCAAAGAAGAACCGTTGGGTGTACCTGGAAAGTGACGAACGTTGGAAGACCAACTTAAATAGTACCCGAGCAGCTCGTTTCTTGAATAACAAGGAACGGGTCAATGTTAACGATACACTATGAACAATTTCTATTACAACCAACAAATCAAACGCTACCTAGTACAGTTCATGTACTTGTTTAGCGGTATGCAAGTTCAAGTTGGTGCTAATAGTACTCGTGGACCGGGATTGATTGATGTTCCGGTCTACTACTCGAGTATGGATAAGGTTGCAGCTTCTATTGCTGCAGGCAACACAAGCAACAAACCTATCCGTATTCCAGCAATGAGTGCTAGCCTAGCTGGACTGCGACGTGATTTGCAAACGCCTGGTCTCAACCAAGAGTATTCGGAAACGTACTTGCCTGCAGGTGCGTTTTTTGCAAACCAGACAAAAACACTGACTCGTGTTAAACCAATGATCTATCGCGCAACAATGAGTCTCAATATTTGGACGAGTAACTTGGATCAACACTTCCAGATTCTAGAGCAGATTCTGACTGTGTTTACTCCATCGATTCAGATCCAAACGTCTGATGCGAATATGGACTGGACAAAGATTACAACGGTAGAATTGGTTGATGTTCGTTACACTGAGAACTACCCAATTAACACACAAGTGCGTGTTCCGATGTCTGAGCTGACATTCGAGGTGCCAATCTACTTGTCTGTTCCTGCCGAAGTTCGTGACGACTTCGTTCGTGACATTCTGATCCGTATTGCTGCGGTTGATGGTGATCTTCCAACGGACATCGTTTCGCAGTTCGATGAAGAAGGCATTGACTACGTCAACATTGCGTCTGCTGATGATATTTTGGCTAAAGCGCAAAATTTGGACGCAAATTGATAGCATCCAATAAATAGAATTAAAGATCCACACTAGGAGATTAAGTATGGCAAACCTCGTTTCACCAGGCGTATCGGTAACAGTTACCAACGATTCGTTCTTCGTGCCAGCGTCTGCTCCAACGCTGCCGCTGATCTTCGTTGCAACTGCCGACGAGAAAACACAATCTGACGGTATTACACCGGCAGCCGGCACTTATGAATCTAACGTTATCCGTCTGGTTACGTCGCTCCAACAATCGACGCAACTGTATGGTGTGCCACGATTCCTAACCGACTCCGCTGGTAATCCAATGCATGGCGATGCTCGTAACGAGTATGGTCTGCTTGCACTGAACAAATTCCTTGGCATCGGTGCGTCTGCTTACGTTGTACGTGCAAACGTCAATTTGAATGACGACAGCGATACCATCGCATCTACGTTTGAAACGAAGATGCAAACGGATAGTTACGTTCTGCAGAATCTGGTCAGCTCTTTCATTTCTCAGTACAACACTCAGAATAGTCTGCTGCCTACAGATTCAAACTACAAAGTCACGGTTACACGTACCGAACTGAACAGCCTTGCTGCACAAGCTACGGCTGACATTTGGGCCCTGTACACGTACAAGAATGCACAAACGGACTTCTTCGACAACAACCTTGATCCTGCAACGAGCACTGCTGGTTATCAAATCGTTAGCTACGGTGGCTCGATCACTGCTAGCACGAATCCAGCTGGTCTGTCGGCTCAAGTGTACACAGCAACAATCGTTATTGACGGTGTGTCGTATCCAGTAAGCATCAATGGTGCTACGATCACGACGTTCGCTGACCTTGTTACTGCTCTGCAGAACGCTCTTGGCGCTGCTGCTACGGTCACACTGGTTGGTGGTAACATCCAAGTGACGAGCGCAACGATTGGTGGTGCATCGACAGTTCTTATCACGGATACGAACCTGTTCCGTAGCACGACTGGTTTCGTTTCGTTGCTTCTGCCAACGAATGGTGTTCAAGCTGACGCTCCGCTTGCTGTTTACGGCAACGGTTTCAGTCAACCAGCTACGGGTTCGTACCTTGGTTTTGACGGTCTTGCTGAACAATGGCAAACGAACGGTCTTGGTTCGACGACTGGCCACACATCGGAATGGACGGCTCAAGAAGCTGCAGAAATGCTGCTCGACGCTGCTCACGAATATGTGTTCACGGTTACGTTCCTGAACAAGACAAGCCTTGGTGCTAATGATGCTGCACGCCGCGTGTCGGTTGTGACGGCTCTGAAGGCTGTGATTAACAGCAACACTGATGTTCGCTCGGAAAACTTTGAATACAACCTGATCCTGTGCCCAGGCTACTGGGAATGCGCAAGCGACCTTGTTAACCTGAGCGTTGACATTGGTGAAGAAGCATTTGTGATTGCTGATGTTCCTTTCACACTGTCGCCAGAAGATGCTGCAACATGGGGTAACTCGAACGATCGCGTCAAGTCGACTGACGTTGCTTATTACTACCCAGGTGGTACTACAACGAACATCGA